GAGCCGATAAGGCCGCATATTCCAATAATCATGTTGTAATCTCCTATGTATAGTATATATTATATAAATCTATTTGTAAAGAGAAAATTTACTTTTTAGGAGTTGGATTTTCGCCCGTTAATCCAGGACGAGCAAACCATAACTTAAACCATTCGTCTGTTCCTGGTTTGATGTTGTGTTTGCGTTCATATTCGAGTTTACTAGTTCCGATTTCACCTGTTATAGGACTTGGTTCTGCTTTTTCTAATAAACCTAGAGAGTCAATGCCTGCTAACTTTTTTAGTTCTGCCAATTGAGCAGGATCAATATAAGCATCGGGTATATTAGGATCATTACCTTCTAAATTGAAAGTAGCAGAGGTTATTTTATATTGTTTCATAGTAACCCTTTAATGTAAGAATTGATTAGTATATTTGGATTTGAAGATACTGCCCGTATTTGCTCAAGTGCAATTTCGTATAATGGATGTGTTGGATTATCTAACACAGCCTGTTCTGAAAAATTATCAAATGTGCCCCAATCATCTAATTTAGATATTTCGCCCATAAATCCGAATCTATTGCATAATTGTTCGAATGCCAAAACATCGTGCGCATTGACAGCAGATAGGCAAAATTTTAATGTTACTCGAACTTTATTGTTGTTTGTTTTTTGCAACCATTCTAAATTATCTAATAGCACTTCAAACTTACCTGGCTTTCTAACCTGCTCGTACACTGCTTTAGACCCTGCATCTATACTGATCCAGTATTGCACTATAGAATCTATAATGTTAGTCTCTGGCAATACTTTTTTTAATAACAATCCGTTTGTAAACAATACAATTTTTTTATTGTCAGACAACTTTAAATTTTTTAACAAAGGACGCACTATATAACTAGCTAATGGATCACCGCTGCCTATTACTGTAACAGTTACTGGACTATCAGTATTATTAATTAGTTCGAGCATGTGATATACTTGTAGTTGTTTAGTAGAATATGCAGGACCTTCTATATGCATTTTGGCGGTTCTGCGACAACTCGGGCAAGCTAGATTGCAACTGTCATCTATGTTAAGATAAATGTGATAGCCTTTATAACCAGAATGAATATCTCTGTCATTTATCCCGCAATGACTTGTAGCACAATATGTATATTCTTTATCGGCAATTGTTTGTTGCAACTTGTTTGCATAGCTGGAAGACCATATATCTTCTAGCTTAGAAAAATCTAATACATTTCCAACTGGTATAGGTAGCCATGCTTCGCAACTACATATATAACAATCGCCGTTTAGATCGACAGAAACTGTATTGTAAGGTATACTACAAGAATGATTTGCTGTTTTATCGTTTCCACCTCTGATATACGACGGCGAATTTAAAAAATGTTTAGTAACACCAGATGTTTGAATAATTTTCATTTTATTAACCGATGATAAAGCCCATCGGTGTTCCGCCTTCAACATACAAAATCAAATCTTGCTCTAGTTTTTCCATATCAGCGGCTGCTTCACTTTTCAAATTATCGCCATTCAAGCTAGTTCCGCCTTGCGGGCCTGCAATAGTAGCAAACTTACTACGTGCTTCGCCTAGCATAAATTTAGCTCTAGCAAACGCATAGTCGATAATCCAAGGACCTCCGAATGTGTCTAACAATAGTTCTTCTTCGGTGCGTTCAACAAAACACCAAAGGAATGCTTCTTCTGAATGATTAAATTTACGATGTAGCATTATTGTTTTATCACTAGCGTTAAAAGTGAATGTAACGTAAGCACCGAACATACGAGCAATTAGTTCACGACGGTGTGCATAGGCTTCGTAGCTCATCAAATCTGAAAAACCTTGGCCTTGTAACATCATATTGCTTAGATAAACTGCACTGAAAGGTTCAAAGTCGACACCAACTCCTGATGTTAAACTGCCTTGATAAGATTTAATTACATCACGCACACTAATAACATTTAATGGCAACTGATATAATTGTTGAGATGCGATGATTTGTAATGGTAAAAATGTTTCAGTAACTGAGTTGCTACTACGCTGTTTATATTTTCTCAATGCATAATCGATAGCAATGTCATAGTGAGCAGAATCTAGCTCAACATCTACCATGCCGCCGCCCAAGCGGAGTTCAATTTCTTTAATAACGTTGTCTCTGATAGTCATAACAAATCCCTGTTCTACTATTTAGCAGTTTAACAGGGATTGATTATTAAATGTTTACTTGTATACTTTTAACAGAATACAGTCCTCATTAATACGACCATTTAGTTTAGTCTCAGTAGTTTTAATGCCTTTATGCCATTTTTTAGCAGCCGGCTTACCTTGAGCACCAAACTCTTTTAGTTGTTCTTTAGGCTTACGCAATGTTTTTTGTACACTAGCCATTTCGTCATAACCTAGGATTTTTGTACCTTTAACAGATAAAGAAGATTGATGGGCGTCTACAATGTAAATACCTAACTTACGAGTTTTTGTATTGTAAACCCATAGTTCAGATGCTGTAAGAATTGTCGCAGGCATAATACTCTTAATTGATAGCTCTGCAAATTCTTTCATGAACTTCAGTTTACTAACAATCTTTTCGGGGCTAACTGCTTTCTTCTTACGGGGTGCTTTGGCTGCTTTCTTTGCAGTATTGTAACTATTAGCATCTGACAATGCCGAAGTCCACCAAGCAACCACTGCCTTCATTTGGCGCTTGCCCCAATGACGATAACCTTCTAGCAGTTGAGCATCTTTACCTTCATACAATTCTTCAAACTCTGCAATACGCTTGCTGATATGCTCTTGTACTGTTTTTAGTTGTTGGCCTGGTACATTCATAGTTGTCAGCAACTCAACTAGTTTTGGATCACCTTTAAATTCATTTTCAATGAATGTATCGAAACGTCCTTCTACTTCTCCCAAGAACTCACTAGTGCGTTCTGCCATACGTTCTTGAATATTAGGCGCTTTGACAACCGGCTTACCGTCGTCGATGGGATCTAGAGAAACTTTGATGTTAGTCTCTGCTGTTTTGATATGGCGGAGCATGGTACGCAATGTACCAAACCGCAAGTGCAGTCCTGCTCGTCCTGCTCTAGTAGCATAGCCCACAGTAACGCCTGGCCATATTTCTCCCTTGCGGACATGCTCTGCTAATTTAGCTCGTTTAGGGTTGCGGCTTAAAAATTGAGCTAACCACTCTGCCGATTTCTTTTTATCTTGTGTATGATTATACCAGTTGAGGGTCTTCAACAACTGAGTGCGATAATATGTTTCTGTCCACTGCAACTGTTCTTCTAGCGGCGGATATTTTGGCTCATCGCCCACATACTTGCTGTCTGCTTCCCTATAGACTAATGCTTTGGCAGGTGGCTCATATCGCCATGCAAGTTTGCTCGATTCAACTGTTTGTTTTTTTGTAGCCATGTTTAATCCTTAGTATGGAAACACTAATTATAGTGTAAAATCAATTTAGTGTCAATATTTGTTTTTTACACGAAGCAATGCCCACAAGCGATTGGCTAGAATTAACTCTTTGCCCCATGCTTGGTGTTCCCACGGACGATCTTCGTAATTGACTTGGACTTTTTTACCATTCCAAAACGGAACATGTTTTCCGCGAATGGTTTTGTATCGCAATTTTCCAGTGGCCATTTGTTTTACATGCACCATTTCATGCGCTAATGTCCGAACAGTTTGTTCCATATTCAATTTGCTGTCGATAAAAACAACCAACTGTTTTTCACCAAAATCACTTGCAAATCCATTCATACCAGATTCTTTTACAAGACCCGATTTGACAAAAACCGACAATGTGTATCTACTGTTTTTTAAATTGAGTTCTTGGATGAAAAAACTAGTAACCGCATGGATAAACTCTTTTTTCGTTCCCGAACGGGTTATGATTTCTGCTTTCATAGGTTTATTATACAATAACAGCGATTTTTTGTCAATTATATTTGATTTTTTAAGTAATGCTTTAGTTTGATAACTTTAATACTCGATAAATACTACATTATGCCAAGACTTAGCTTATGGAAACCAGAAAAAACTAACGACTTCCATTTCATGGACAAGCTCATTCGTGAGCAATTCATGGTTGGTGGTACGGGAGTATTGGTTCACAAATATTTACAACCTGCCGATCAAGGTGCAAGTACTGATCCTACACGACCTAACTATCGTGCAGACGATGTCTTGAATGAAACAAAAATTCAAGACTTGCTGTTTTTAGAAAATAGAGATAGGATATATGATCCTGACATTTACGAACTACGTGGTGTTTATAACGTAGGCGATCAGGACTTTGACTTGACACAGTTCGGTTTGTTTTTAAGTGCTGATACAATTTTTGTTACATTTCACATAAACGACATGGTAGAACGAATGGGTCGTAAATTGATGGCAGGCGATGTTATCGAACTTCCGCATGTAAGAGACGATTTGTTGTTAGACCAATCAAAGGCTGCTGTTAATAAATTTTATGTTGTACAAGACGCTAGTCGTGCAGCCGAAGGTTTTAGTCAAACTTGGTTCCCACACATTTGGCGCATCAAAGCAAGTCCTATGACAGATGCACAAGAGTACAGAGATATTCTTCAACAAAAAGCAGACAACGGTGTCGACACATTAAAAGATGCATTAAGTACATATCAACGTGAATTAGAAATATCAAAAGCTATTGTTGCAGCTGGTGAAGAAGCTGTTCCTAAGTATGCATTAGACACTAGCAACCTAGTAAATGACACTACTAAAGAACATACATACGACCACGGAGAACAAATAGATGCTGGTAACAGTTTTCCATTAACTCCGCAACAAGGCCAATTCTTCATGAGAACTGACTACGAACCAAATGCACTATTTGTTTATAGAGGAACCAGATGGCAGCGCATAACGGACAATATTGACCAAACTACAATGAGAGACAGAGTATTCAATGCAGGTCCATTTATCAATAACACAGACACTACAGTTATCGGCGGGGAAGAAATATCGCAACGTCAGGCACTGAGTTCTGTTATTGCCCCTAAAAAGCCAACCGGAGGCACTGAATAATGCAATATTTTTATGACGAACAAATACGCCGCTATCTAACTCAGTTTATGAGGCTGCTAGGGGAGTTCT